GCTCTTTCGTTGCGAAATTGCTCCATATCCAATAATTTTTTATTTTGGGGGCCGCTTTAATTGCAGAAGGCAAAATAGGCAAAGAGTCCAAAGTGGTCCAAATAACAGAATTGATATTGTCAAACCAAGGCTTTTCTATTGCGAAATCTACTCCCCATATATCTTGGCAGCCGATATAAACATCGGGCTTTTCGTCATATACAACCTTATCGATATAATATGAACCGTAGTTAGCGGCCCTTGCCATAGATGGGTCTCGCTGAATTTTGTTTCTTTCTAGGTCTGTCATGGGTAACGCACCCACGCTTTTCCAAGGAGTTTTTTCGAAATCTGGATTCGAATATGGAAGACCGCAGCAAAAATGAACAATATCGTACTTGTCCAGATTATACAAATAAGTCAGCAACTCTCTGGCGTGTCTACCAAAACCGGTCTTAACTAAAGAAAAGTCGCTATGGAACAATATTTTTTTTCTACCATTCTTCATCTAAAATGTCAGCGTTTTTACTGGGAGCTTTTTCTTCGGTTGGTTTCTTTTTCGCGGGAGGATGAGATCCGTCCGTATGGGGGACGTCCATTACATCAAAGATCCTGCCTAGATTCCTTTCCAGATAAAGACGCAGGGCTGTAGCTTCACCAAAATTTAAGCCAATAATAAAAGAACATTTGTTTGTCGTATCCTCTTTGCTGTCCTTATTGACCCCGTAACTAAAACCCGCTTGCTTGCCCTCTTTCATATAAGGCTTAAAGTTGATCTTCGTTATTTGATTCTTGCTGTCGTGGTAAGCGGAGAACGATCCATTACGAGATATGGCGTCCACCAAAGCCGCCGCTTCACTAACGCTGAATTTGACTATAGCTTTAGCTTTTGGGTTGTCTTTACTTTTACTGAAAGATCCCGTTCTACTTTTTGTGTTCCAGCCATCTTGTTTTATGAAAGAACTGAAAACTGCCTTCTCTGTTGTGCTGGCCCAAAATGAGCAAGCGCTTCCGGTAACTTTAGGGTTGGGTTTATAGAATTGTAGCATTTTTGTTTATCCAATCTTGTTTTTCTTTGTATTCCATTTCATTTAAGAATTTTTTTACTATCTCTTTTGTTTTGGAGGGGGACAGAACCAGATCAACGCAGACAGGTTTTTGCCTTCGTACATCGTAGTCTATCTCCAAGTCTTTAATCTTCATATAATATGACTAATTTTCTAGGTTTTTAATTTCCGAAAGTTTCGTAAAAACTTTGTTGTCTTGGCAGGATATCATGTCAGCAAAAACTGCCTCATCCTTCTTTACTCCCTTAATAATAACTATGTTTTTTTCTTTTGGAAGTTTATCGTCATTATCTCTTCTGCACATATCCAATTTGTCGTTAAATATCAGAACCTTGATGGTGGCGGTTTCGTCGGTTATTTCAAACCTGCAATATCTGCTACCTCTCTTTGAGGTGGATGAGTACGGCTTATCGTTTATGCGACCGACGAAAATGCATTTTTCGTTCATTGGAAAGTTTTCCACTTCTCTGATCGAAAACAACCTCGGCATTCCTTGTCTTTTGGAGGAGAAAATGTCACGCAAAGACACTCCGTGGGTATACCCTAACAAATGATTTTCGTAATACCAATTTGCGAAGCTCTCTGATTTTTTGTTTTGATTGTATATTTTAGCGTAAGGAGACGCTTTTCTTTTAATAGTTTCCAGTCTGCTATCTTTTATTATCTGCCTACCTTTGTCGTCTTTTGCATTAACGTTCAGATCTTTAATCACTTCGACTAGATCGTAGTTGTATTTTTCACCCATAGGCAATGCTTTCATTTTTTCCCTGTCGGTGAGTAAGTTCCATATTTGAGCCTCGTAGACGACTTTGGTTCTTGTCTGTTTGAACCCCTCTAGAGACCCAGCCTGTATCAAAGGGCATAAAATACTTAAAGATATACCAGCTTCTTTAGCTGCTTGAAATATCTCAAATTTAGTGGAGAACTCTTTTCTGAAGTTCATTAACTTGTCAATTGACCTATCAGATATCCCTTTGATCGAAAGCAGTCCGAAACGAATATCATCTCCTTCAATTTTAAAATCCAAGTCGGATTTAATTATGTGAGGAGGGAGTAATTTGATGCCGAAAAGGTCAAATTCTTGTTCTATCTTTGATATCTCTTTAATCGGATCTGGCTCATGACGAGTCATTTTTAATAAAGCCAAAAAGAATTCTTTTGGGTGCTTAAATTTGAGATATATAGTAGCCGCCGAAAGGGAAGCATAAGCTATTGAATGAGACTTATTGAAAGAATAATTTGCGGAATCCTCCAAGACGCTCCATAGTACGTCTCCAACATCGACTTGACCTTTAGTACCTAACCATTCAGAGGAAAGCCTGTTTTCTTTTACTTTCTCTCGGATTTTTTTCTTCCATTTTCTAACTTCTTTTATTTTTTTCTTTCCGACGATTCGGCGTAGTATTTCTGCTTCGTCGAGGGTGAATCCTACTTTATGAGCCATCTGCATCATTTGTTCTTGATACAAGCAAACTCCTCCTGTGCTTTTTAGGATATCATCAAAGAAAGGATGTATAGCTTCGTAAACATCGTTATTGCTAAAGTCAGCGTATTGATCAACAAAAGCTAAAGCTCCCGGCCTACCTAAAGCTAAGACAGCGCTTAACTCCTCTAGGTTTTTTGGTTTGACTTTCTGACAAACCCTAAAGTTAGCATCAGCTTCTATTTGAAAAATTCCATGAGGGGATTTTAAATCGTGGGTTTGTTGGTATATGAATTCATCGTTAAGGTTTATGTCGGTGACCTTTATTCCTATCTCCTTACAGGCTTGGTCAACAACAGAAACACTCCTTAATCCCAGTATATCGAGTTTAACGTTGGACAAGGAAACCCAATTCATGTCAAACCCGGAAACAGGATCTTTATCGGAAGAAAGCTCAGTTGGGCAAGATTTATCAAGATCATCATACGAAAGTAAAATTCCAGAAGGGTGAACTCCTTTGTTTTTTATTAGTCCTGCTATTTTTCTGGCGACAGTGTAAACATTCTCGTTTTTGCTGCACCAGTCTTCGAATTCAGCAACCTCGCTTCTTGCAGTTTGGATATCTTGAACCTTTCCAAAAACTTTCGGTATCAAATTGGATACCGAGTTCATTTCGATTTCCGTCTTTTCCCCGACGACCTTTCCGCATTCTTTTATTAAAAGCTTGCCGCTCAATGTGTTGAGGGTGAGGATTTTTGCGGTTTTCCCTTTAAACTTATCCTCTAGATACCTCAAAACTTTTGGGCGACTGTAATAGCAAATATCTAAATCCACATCACACATTAAATTTCCGTCTAAATATGTCACGCCATCTATGACCTGTTTTTTTGCCCTAGCCTTAGAAATAAATCTCTCAAAATATAACCCATATTTTATTGGGTCTATTTGGGTAATGCCTATTAAATACAGGATGAGGCTACCGGCGGCAGAGCCTCTTCCTAGTCCGGTCGGAATACCTTCCTCTTTGCAGAAATTGATTACATCATACACAAGTAATATATAATCAACGAATCCTAGCTCTTCTATTATTCCAAGCTCTCTCTTGGTTCTGTTTATATAGTCTTGTCTCTTGCCTGCTATTTCTATGGTTTTTAAACCTTCGCTACATAAAGCCTTCAGAAAAGAGAAGTTGTCATCTTTGATTGAATTTATGCCCGGTTTCTTTTTCGGCTTGAAGGAGGGGAGCCTAACGCCGTGTATGTCGAGGGAAACACCCTTTAGTTCTGAAGAGAAATTATTCATTATCGTCGTTTTTAGAAGGTCTTACGGCTCCTTCAATATCTAGCCTGTGCAAAATTGTTTTTAATGCGTTCATGCTGTCTTTGTCTGTTAGCCTAAACAAGACCTCGGCAGCTTCTTCTTTTTTATTTTTCTGAATAGCTATTAAGAGATAATCTATGTTGTCTTCTTTTAACTTGTCAGAAAGGTCGTATAAATAATCTAAAGAGGGCATTATATGTCTACCATGTACTTTAACTTATCCCAAACTTTTATGTTTAGCTCTAAATCAACTACTGCGTCGTGAAGGTTTTCGTAATCGTGATCTATGTCGAACTCTTTGCCTAGGGCCGTGAGATTGGTTCTTACCCCCCTCTTCCTTTTGTGAACCATCTTATACTGATGGAGGGTTAAGCCGTCTGGGTTACCATTAGAGCGAAAAGGGACGTCCATTTTTACGCCTTTGGCGAGACAATTGGTATCTATAACTTTGGAGACAAGATGCCTGTAATCCTTACCCATGTAGTTATAGAAATCTTTTATAAGGTAAATGTCGAATCCTAGGATATTATGACCGACAATATAGTCACAGGAATCAAGCTCCCTTTCGATATCCTCAAAAGCTTTCTCTGGAGAAATAGCTAAAGACTCAAATTTTGAAGGGTTAAATTTCGTAATCCTTGCTGCCTCTTCGCCTATCTCCAAATCTGTATCCCATTTAATATGAAGATCCCATTTTTTTAAGGGTTTAGTGTTGAACCCGCTCTTGGTTTTGATCATACCAACTTGCCAAGGAAGATTTTCGACACTGTTCAAGCATAGATTAAACGTCTCGCAATCTATAAAAAGCAGAGTCTTGTCTTTGTCAAATCTTAGTAAATGTTCGTCCATTATTTAAAAATCAAAGGGGTCTTCGTGCGCTTCGGGTATTAATGTTTTACGTAAGCCGGATATAGGCAAATTATACATATCCACTAAAGTAGTAAAGCCGTTCGAACTGTCTTTGCGGCCCTTTTCCCAAAGCTCGGCAGCTTGCCAGAATTCTTCGTATGACATATCGCCACAGTACCATACATTTATTAGTCCATAATATTGCTTCCCGCCTTTTCTTTGTAGGCCTTCGGCTGCTTCTCCATAATAGTCACTTTTTTTAAATTGCAAACTTATAAAAGCATATCTATCGGGCTTTTGGTGATTGCTTGTTTTTGCTACGGATACATCATAATAACTTTTTGGTTTTACTATTCGCCTTTTCGTTTTAACTT